GTACTGTCTCACTGAGTCTCACTTGGCAACAGATCGCCACTCTCGCGCGTCACGCATGTCGCGAATGTTTAGCTCCGCTCGGCTGCGCCTCGCTCCTCCACGACCAGCAGTGCTGTCTCTTGGACAGTACTACAATAGCTGAGAACCATTGGTATGACTGGAAAGGAGCGAGCGAAGCGAGCGGACTGGACTCGCATTGGACACGCGCCTGCGTTAATTGTTCCCACGTGCCTGCGTTAATTGATCGCGTCCGCGTCCGCGTTATTGAGACCCCCTACGGGGGAAGCGTCCGTGGAGCGTCGTCTATAATACACCTGAGACATTTGTGCCAAAATTTATGCCTGACCACTGTCAGCTAAAAATTGAAATAGTCCTTTATCTGTTAGCACATGTTTGTACATATCGTCAAATACTTTTGGCGGTATGGTGCAAATATGTGCTCCTGCTTGAAATGCTTTACCAACTGTAGCAGCATCACGAATGCTGGCAGCAAGTATTTTAGTATCTGTTCTATTATGGCAGAATACTTTAGCTATTTCACGAATCAACCCAATACCATCGTGTCCGTTGTCGTCTAAACGTCCAACAAACGGTGATACGTAGGTTGCTCCTGCTAATGCACACAATATTGCTTGGCTAACACTAAAAACTAGGGTCATATTAGTCCGTATGCCCATAAAATTAAGTGTTTTACAAGCTTGTATGCCATTTGGTGTACAAGGCAGCTTAATAGTAGCTTGTTCTACCCATAATTTGCCGTATTGTATGCCATTTTCTATAAGTTGGTCAGCAGATTTACCGTTTACCTCTATAGAAACGTCTTCTACGCCAAGATCTTGTATAAGATCAGCGTATACGTCGTCTGGTTCCCTACCACTTTTCTTAATTAGTGTAGGGTTAGTTGTCACTCCAGATATAACACCGGAGATTAATCTTTTATCTATATCTTTAATAATAGCTGAGTCTAGAAACAGCTTCATTTAAAAACTCCTATACGGGTGAGAACGTACATTGTTAGTATCGTCCAGAATAGTATTTCTAATCCTATATTATTCATCTTTTTCTTTAGCTTCAGGAAAGTATCCTATAGTAAAACCGCCATCCTTTGTTTCTTCTATAACAGCTTTGTACACTGGCTCTGACAACTCGTCCATTTTTGCGTGGTACTCGTCGATAGCCATGTCGACTGTTTGTTCTGCTTTTAGGTTTATCCATCTGTTTTCTAAACCGATCAACATGCCTAGTATCAGGAAGTTAAGGGGTGGGAAAGGAGTCTTCAGACTCTTGTATAACTCTTTAAAGTGATTAATCTTTAACTTATGTTCCATATCTAGTTAACGTAAGTAGGTAGAGGTGATATCTATAAAGGATATCCAGCTAACATTGTTGTATTAGTGAGGGAGAGTCCACCCTTCTCTCCCCTATTAGCCCGCCATCGGTCTCAGACCCACGTATGACTACCTTTGCTACCAGACTTACCTCGAGCCTCTTTACGCTGCTCTACGTCCAATCCTAGCACCAAATGGTTGGTCATTGCCTGTGGGTCATCTATAAATTGTTCTAGTATATCGTTCCACTCGTCTCTTTTTCTTTGTTTGATCTGTTCCTGTGCTGATATAGACAGTGCATCTATGTAGTATTTTACACCTTGCGCTAGACAATCTAACCTATCATCGTGCTTAACTGCATATTTCTGTCTACACATACGACTCATTTGATAGAACAACATGTATAAAAGCCTTTCTTCTGGAGGAGCTTCTCTGTTGGAGTTATAATCCCATTCGACGACAGACTTGTCAATAATAAGACGGTGCTGATTAAGCACAGGCTCGAGAGTATCAATAATCCTGTCTTCTTTTCTAACATTAGCTCTTACCTCTTCTACTAATATACGTTGTTTTGTCTGTTGTAAGTGTTTCTTAAATAGTTCTGCTACTATACCGTCACCGAAGTTAGACTCTATTACGAGTGTATTTACGTTGTATTTTTTGCAACCTCTTAGTATGTCCAACAGGGTGCTGTCGGAATACCCATCCCTATAGGCACGCATTTCGTGTAAATAGAGTAAGCCATTTTTTTGCGATATGTAGGCTGCTGCCGTTTCATCGGCTCCTCGTCCGGAGGGGTCGACTGAGCAGATGGTTTCTTGGTAGTCTGTCCATTCCCCTTGTATTTGCATAGGAGAGTAGAAGTAGTCTCCCGGCAATCCCACTGTGGGAAGATCCTTAAGTACGTTTCTGGGGTCTGAGCACCATACGACATTGTCGGGTGCTTTAGTAGGATTGACGCTAGTAATAACAAGGTCAGCCATTTTGAGAGGAAACTTCTCAGCGTCTGACAAACTTGTATCCAACATAAACTGCAACATAAAGTTGCTACGTCCCATAGAGGCTTCCCGTTCAACAAGGTCATCTTCACTAAATCTGTCATCTGTAGGTGTCCATGGTGTTACTCCGTTGTCTATGTCTTCTTGTAGCTGTGGAGCTATAAGTCCTTCGTAAGGGGTATTGTTTCTTGGGTATCGCGCGGTCCAAATAAATGGTTTGTAATTCCTGCTTGCCAGCTTACGATAAATAGTAAAAGTAGTCTGAGGAGTCCCGAGATACATAATACGGCTATCGTCTTTTGGCGTAAGGATCGACTCGGCTTCTGTACAGAGTTGGAGGAGTTTTTCACGCATCAACTCCGTCATGCTGTTTCCCGGTACTTCTATGTCGTCCAGAATCATTAGGTCTGCTCTGCTTCCCGTTAACTGACCAGTAATACCAACACTTTTGACTGATGGTGCCTGATGAGGTGAGCATAGTACGTCGAAGGAAATTCTTGACCATCTCGCGTCGTCGCTCTTTGGTTGTAGGTGACTTAGCCATGGTGTTTCAATAATAAGTTTTTGTAGGAAGATACTCATGTTGTCAGCTCTTTCCTTAGAAGCTGATATAATCATTATCTTCTTTTCTGCGTCATTGAAGAGTGTCCACAACACAAACGCTCCAGTAATCCAACTTTTTCCGACTCCTCGGAAGGCTTGGATCTGTAAACGTTTTGGTCCGTGTTGTAAATAATCTGCAATAGCGTATTGCGCCCTAGTAGGTGAGGGTAGATCAAGCTGGTCCCACAATGCCTGTAGAAACAGCTTGAAATCGCTCTGTAAGGACGTTAAAACGTCTGTCATTTAGATTTACTCTTAGAACGGTTTTTACGCATTTCACGTGCCATAAAGTCGTCTATATCTTCTAATACTTTTGATACTTTTTCCATAAACGCAAACTTTTGACCAGCAGTTTTTCCTGCTAGTTCTTTAATTACTCGTTTAGGGTCTAGACCAGCAATATTTAATCTTCTATGTACTTCTTTATGTAACTTGTCAGTAAAACCACGTTCAAATGGTATTTGATTGTATGGGTGATTACCCGGAAACAAATTAGGGTAAGAGTTTTGTACTAACTTCCAAAAAGGTTTTAGTTGATTCTCTTCTAAACCATCAGTAATTGCAGCACCTAAACTTAACTCAAACCTGTGGTGTCCACCTGTAAACTTATGTTTAGGATTAACAGTCTGTGCTTCTTCTGCAAATCTACGTCTAGCTTGCTCTTCTATATCTTTTTGTTTGTTTTTCAATTTTACGTCTCTTACTCCTTTACTAACATTAATTTTACCTCTTATTTCTTGACCAGCTACTTTTAAAGTTCCGACATTAGGGTCACTTTGATGTCCTTTTAGTGACCCACCATGATCGTTATAGTATTGTCTTAGAGTTTCTCTATACCTATTTTTTAAACTATTGTCAATTTCTTTTAGTTCAATAATTCGATCAGTTATAGGTAAAGTTCGTTTTCCTAAGACCATTTTTCTTTTAACACCTTCGGCAGCAAAATTAACTGGATTAGGTAAATAGTTATCTGGAGTAACTTGAGTTGCTACTCTTTTTGGTATTTTCTTAAGCGATGCTTTAACATGCGATTGCATCGCTCGGCGTGCAATGTCATCTAGCATTTACTTTTTCTTTTTCTTACTTTCTTGATACTTTTTCTTAATCCTAAGTCTCATAGCTTCTTTGTTAGCTGCTGCTGCTTTAGCTGTACCACCAAATTTCTGGATGTTCTTAGTAGCCATCATTTGAGCTTTAGTCTTAGGCTTACCAGATTTTGTTTTAGTTTTTGTTACTTCTGGTTTTTTACCAAACTTACGCTCGCGTGGACTAACATATGGTTTGTTTTTTCTTTCTTCTTCCCTTTTTAGCCTTTTTTCTTCTCTCAACTTTCGTTGATTTTCTTGCATATTTTTACGCTGTTGTTGCTTTTTAGTTAAAGCCATGGTTAAGTTCCTTTAATAATGTGTTGATGAATAATTAGTTCTCGAAGTGGCTGGAATCCAAATGCCTTTCGCATCCATCCAAGCCAATGACTACTACCTTTGTCTGCATTACATTTTCTGCACGCGCATACAACATTAGTTGTAAGATCCTGCCCACCTTTGCTACGAGGTTTGACATGATCGAGTGTAAGTTCTTTAAAATCATAAGTTTTTCCACAATAAACACATGTACAATCGAAGTGCTCTTTAATAGCTCTTCTCCAGAGCCGTTTAGAATCTGAACTTGTCATGGTTATTAAATTTTGTAAGTAATGTTTTGGACTAGGTAGTAATGGGGTCATTTACGTATTTTGAGTCGGCTTTTTCTGTTTTCTGATGGTTTCTGTAGTCTTCCCTTGGTAGTACTCCCCTTATAGTGAGCAGCGTCTTTGTTATCGCCATTTCCGTAGGTACCAAGTTGTCTATTAAGTCGATTTGCATTTACACGCAGGGCTAATCCCTTTTTAGTTTTGTTGTATTTTTTTTGTTGCTTGAGTCTAACTGCTCTAGCTTTTGGGTTGGATCTGTAGTATTTAGCTGTTTCTGCCATAGAGTTTAGCCTGTACTAATTCTGGATCAACAGTTGGCATAACCTGTGCAAGTTTTGACAGAGGGTTGCCGTCATAAGCAACTCCACTAATATCGTTAGCTTTAAGCCAATCACAAGCTGCTTTTAAGTCTTGAGTAGTTGCCTCTCCAGCTTTGATGCGAGAGAGGAACTCCTTTGTAACTAGATTATGCAACTCGTTGAACTGATCTTCGGTTGCTTTTTTGTTCATTATCTTTTAGCTGTTTTAGCTGCACGTTTAAAGTTAGCAGCAGTAGGAGCACCTTTAGCTCCGGGTTTTCTCATTTTCTCGCCAGAACCTTTTTTGATTCTTAAACGTTTGGCGTGAATGTTTGCATAGAGTCCTCGTTTAGCCATATTAAAAATTGTTTTCTTTTTTTAATTTTTCTAATCTTTTTTGATCTGGTACTCTCAACAATTTACCTAAAACTCTATTTTTTAATTTGTTTTTAAGTTTATTTACAACAGTAGGTTTTTTCTTTTTTTGTTGTCTTTCAGAAATAGAGTTAGTTACTGAGCCGTCCATGTCGTATGTTTTAGCCATTATCTATACCCCTTTTTTCCGCCTTTACCTTTCGAGCCACATGAGCCCTTGCCTTTATGTGCCATTATTTTTTCTTCCTCATTGCTTGCATTAACCTCTTCTGCACTTGAGGAGGCATTTTTTTCATATTAAGTTTTAGTTGACCAGTAGGTTTTTTCTTTGGTCTACCTTTTTGTGAACCATAGGTTCCGGGTCCCATTGGCATAATTAACATTTCCATTTGCGAAGGGCAAGAGCCTTACGAGTAGGTCTGCCTTTTTTGTCTTTCATTGGTCCTTTTACCCCTGACATACGGGCGCAAAATGATCTTTTGCGAGGACCTCCACCGGGTTGCGGTGCTTTTAGGTTAGAGCCTGTAGCTCTGTTGTACTTTTCTCGACCAGCTTTGGTGAGTCCGCCAGTCCGACTTTTATGTTTGCCGATTTTAAGACTGACGTTTGCCATTAGAGTCCTAGTCCTTTTTTGACTATTGCTAATGCCTTATCATCTAAATCGTTATCTGTTTGTTCTACTAATTTTTCTAGTAGCTCAACTACAAAAGTCTTAAATTTTGGTGACTTAAGTGCAGATAGTACAAATGGTTTAAGGATTGCTAACATTGTTTTTTAATAGTGATTGAATAGGTACTACATCGGAGCATATGTGATATACACGTGACCCGGGTAGTAGGGTAAAACCCTTCTGCTGGAGTTCGGCACATTTGAGAGCACGAACCAGCTCAAAGTCTAATTTGTTTTTTTGTATCTGACTCTCTGCCATGCGTTCACATTGCTTAGTCAAATTTCTATTTAGAGGTACCATAAAATTAATCTGGAACCCCCAGTTTTCTGATATGACATAACCGTCTTCTGTTTCAGGTTCGGTATCGTTGCCCATATAAAATGGACTAAATGTCATAGTACTGCCATTGCAAGATATGTTGCTACCAAAGGCTTGTCGGCTAGGTGCTCCATTGTTTTGAAATTGGACAGCTTGATTTGTAACATTTCCCGTCGCGGCTGCCACGGGGTTACTATTATTATTGGTGTCTCCTTCTGCAAGTACAGGACTTACTGAGAGAATACAGAGAGCGATGTAGTAGTAGAGTTTATTGTATAGTTTCTTGTAAAGTCTATTTGTTCTACTAAGCCTGCTGCTCTTGTTGTTGTTTCTAAATTCCACGGTAATGTGGCGTCAGTTACTGAGAATGTTGTAGCTGTGTCTGATAAGTTTCCAGATGCAGTTACATTATTTCCTGACCACGTATTTACGGCAGCACCCCATACTTGGCGTTGCTCCGTCTCCACAATAGTTTGAGTGGTAGTGGTCGTCGAGTTCATACTCCCTGATGTAAACTGGGGAGTGACAGTATTAGCTCTTGCTATGCTGGGTGATAGCAAAGCCAGAACTAGAAGTAATTTCTTCATTTTTGTTCTGGTTTTTTTACCATTGGGCAATTTGTAGGTGTCTTGCTACCGCCATTCTTGCCAGTAGTCAATCCAAAAGTTGCCAACGCGCCCGTAAATACGCTGGCTACGAAAGTGATATCTGAGTTACCAGATTTTTTAACCATAGGTATATCAACGTAGTTCATTGTAATAATAAACCCAGACCAGACAACTACGCCTAATCTAACTAAAGTTCCTAAGACCTCTAGCTGATGTTCTTTTTCTTCGCCTATGTCTTTTAGTTTACCTATCAACCCTTTCTTAGGTTGCTTAGTTTCTTCCATGTGGTTTTTAGTATTGGTTTTAATGCAGTAACAACCCATTTAAAAGCTGCTGTAGCTGTAAGGGTGGCTGCTACAGAGACAACCGCAGTTGTCCCAGCCGTTACTAATATT